GCTATTTCTACGACTATACGCCAGACATGATTGATGGCAACTCTATCCTCCGTGGTGATCGTAGGGTTGTCTTGGACAGTAAGCTGACAAATGGATCAGCTACACCAGAACCAGATGCTACGGACCAGATCATTGGTCTTGGGGATACGGTCAACATCGTTAAGGTCATGGAGATCAAGTCTGGTAGTGCTACGATGTGCTATCAGTTGCAAGTGAGGGAATGATATGGCTCAAGGTAGAGCGATAAGTACCAATATTGCTGCAATCATCTCCAAGATCGAAAAAGACTTAGAGGGTGTGAGGGACGAGTTTCTTAAAGAAGTTGCAGAAGATTTGGTGAGGGATACGACTTCTCCCATCTGGTCAGGCCAGTACATCACAAGCCATTCAATTTCTACCTCTTCTTCTGCTGGTCAGTTTACTGGCAATATCGGTGGAGAAAACTATGGGCCAAGGACAAGTGTTCCAGAAGCCTATAGGTCAGAAGCTAGGGCAAACCTTATGGGTGACATTGCTGCACTACCCCCTCAAGCAGACAAGATTTACATCCGCAATAACGCACCCCACGCTAGGATCGTAGAGTTTGGTGGTGGTAGTACGCCTGCTTATGGTGTCTTCTCTAGCGTTTCTAACCGTGCTGGCATTCACTTACAAAAAGCTATCAATACAGTCAAAGGTGGGCAATGACAATCATTAATGACATTCGTGCTTGCCTAGACAACCATCTGACTGGCACCACAGGCATCCCAACTATCGCTCGACAAAACGTACCATTTGAACCTACCACTGGCACTTCCTTCGTGAAGGCCGATATGATCCCTACCTCTCGTAGACCTGCTGTCAGGGGCCTTAACCCACAGAAGCGATATGATGGCCTCTACAGTCTCTTGATCTGTACACCAGAAGGGTTGGGGCCGGGTGCAGGGTATGACATTGCTGACTTGTTGTTAGCTAGGTTTGATGCAGCTACAGATATTTCCTACAACGGTTTCATCGTAAGCATCGACTATTCTGAGGTAAGAACAAGTTTCCTTGATTCACCTTTCTATTGCACACCAGTCACCGTAGGGTGGTACATATATGGACAGTGATAATGTATAAAGCTATCTCTAATTTTGCGTTTGTAGGTAATACCTACTTCATCGGAGACGAGGTTCCAGAATCTGTAGCCTCCCTTCTGGCTGATCGGGCCGATTTGATTGAAGCCGTCAAAGCCAAGACAACTAAACCAAACCAATCTAATCTTCCCGAAGGAGAATAAACTATGGCCTTTGCACAGGGTTCGCGTTCCAGCCTCGCCTATATTGCTGAATCGACATTCGGCACCACCCCCTCCACCCCCACGCTTGCTAACCTTCCTATCAACAGCCATTCGCTTGATCTGACGAAGGATCGTGTGGAGGGTAATGAAATCCAAGCCGACCGTATGCCTCGTGTTGACCGTCATGGCAACCGTCAAGCTGGTGGTTCGATTGAAGTTGACCTTCGTAAAGGTGACTTTGACGCACTGTTCGAATCGGCTTTCCTCAGCACCTACTCGACCAACGTATTGAAGATTGGTACGACCCCGAAGTTCTTCTCTATGGAAGACCGTGCTGTTGACATCGGGCAGTATCGTCTGTTCAAAGGTATGTCGGTTTCGACCATGAGCGTTTCGATTGCTCCGAACCAGATGGTCACTGGCACCTTCGAAATGGTCGGTAAGGACATGACCCAATCGTCCACCTCGGCTACTGCTGCGCCCATCACGGCTGCTTCTGCTAACGCTCCCTTCGATAGCTACAGCGGTGTCATCTCGGATGGTGGCTCGGGCATTGCTATCGTGACTTCGCTTGAGTTCTCGCTTTCCAACTCGTTTGCTCCGACCTTTGTTGTAGGTGCATCCACCACCCCGCAGCTTGAGTATGGCCGTGCTGTCGTTGAAGGCACCATGACTGTCTACTACGAAGATGCAACTCTCATCAACAAGTTCCTGAACGAAACCGAATCGACCATCGAAGTGACTGTGGACGATCCTACGGGTTCCTCGGACTACACCTTCCTGTTCCCGCGTGTCAAGTACAACGGTGCTTCGGTTCCTCTGGCTAACCCCCAGTCGCGTCTGATTACTCTGCCCTTCGTGGCTTTGTTTGATAGCGTTGAAGGCACGAACATCAAGCTGACCCGCTCGGCCTAATCTCGCAACGTAGTGAGAATAGTCTAGAAAGAAATCCCCTTCGGGGGTAGGGGCGAGAAAATCTGTGTCGGGCGGAAATCTCGCCCCGTCTTTAATAAAACCCGACACACTACCCGACAATCAAGGATACCCGACATGGATTTGCTGAAAATTGGTAAAACGAAAGAGACTACTGAAGTCATTCTGTACCACCCCGTTACCTCGGAAGTGCTGACGAATGAAGATGGGTCTAACATGACTATTACTGTGCATGGCCCCTATAGCAAGAAGTACAAAGCTATTGCTCATGCACAACAGAACCGTCGCCTTGCCAAAGCCCAACGTGGTGGTAAGATGACGCTTTCTGCTGAGGAGATTGAAAACTCGGCTATGGAACTTCTGGTACAATGCGTTGAAGACTGGTCCATCACTCTTGGTGGTACTAAGCCTAAAGCCACAGAAGCCAAAGTACGAGAAGTCTTTACTCAGTTGCCTTGGGTCAAGGACCAAGTTGACGCTGCGCTTGGAGACGCTCAGGCTTTTTTGGAGAAGTAAGATTAGCCCTTCTGGATTATGCTCAGAAAACCTTTAGACTAGATCGTAAAGTCAAAGGTTCGAAAGCAACAGAAAGGGATCACCTAGAGCAAGTCGCTAAACAATTAGGGAAGAGTGTCGAGGAACTTGAGAACCGTGAGGATAATCTTGAGGAACCTCCCACCTTCCCTGATTTAGCTTTGCATATTTGGGCTGCTTTCTTGGAACTACACAATGGTAGAACCTACAACATGAGTGGCCCAAATCCAATTTCCTATGACACAATCTACTTTTGGTGTCGTATGATGGGTATTGAACTAACGCCTTGGGAAATAGGTGTTATCAAAGACCTAGACAATATTTATATTAGAGCGATGGGTGAAGAGAATGGCTGACCTTGGTACTATTGGCATTGCTATCGAAGTTCGTGGTAAAGAGGCTCTTCGTCAAATCGAAACGGATATGACTGCTGTTGATAGAACAGCTAAATCCGCTGCCCGTAGTTTTGAAGCCTTTGAACGTGCTGGACTAAAGACTGCTGACACTTTCCGCTATATGAGTGAAGAGTCTCGTCGCCGCCTTCAAGAAGAGTCTCGGATTACACAAGAAATTGTTAAACAGACCAAAGCTGCGGAGAGGCTTGCTTCTGCAAACGCAAAAGCCTTTCAAGCAAATGTTGGTCGCAATCTTGGCCTTGGCGCACGAGGTGTTTCTGCTAGTGCCTCTAGTTCTGCTTACGAAGCTGAACTTGAACGTCTCCGTCAAAAGTATGATCGTGTATACTCTGCATCCAAACTCTACGAAGAACAATTGAATGAGATCAGACGCGCTGAATCACTCGGGGCTATCTCGACTAGACAGATGCAGCAAGAGTTGGACAAACTAAACAGTGAATACCAGCAATTTTCTGAGGCGGCAGAAGGGGCTTTTGTTGCTAACAACAGGTTTAGCCAACATGTTAATGAGGCTGGCCGGGGCTTAAACAATTTTGGTATGGTTACGCAACAAGTTGGTTATCAAGTTGGTGACTTTTTTGTTCAAATCCAGTCTGGTACAAACCCCCTAGTAGCCTTTGGTCAACAAGCTACACAACTTGCAGGTCTAATCCCCGGTGTTTTGGGTGCAGCCCTTGGTATTGGTATTTCTTTGTTCACCGCTGTTGGTGCAGCCATAATGCGAACTAGTGAAAATACGAAGACTTTTCAGGATTCTCTTAGTTCACTAGAAGGTAACTTGAGTTCGCTAAATGAGACTGTAGGAAGCATTACTGTAGAAAACTATGACAGGATGCTTGAGAAGTATAGTCAACTTAACCAAGCTATCTACGATAACATTGGTAACATTACTGCGTTGAACGCACAACTTATCAGCATAGCACAAATCGACCTTAGTAATCTGTTTTCGGAGAGTTTCGGCGGCCTTTTGACTAACCGTATTGATGAAATGCGGATTGCCTTTGAAACAACAAATGACCAAGCCCGTGTGTTGCTTATGATGATGGATGATGTAGCGATGGCCCGTGGGCCTGACCAACTTGTCCAGTCTATGACAGCTTTGCGCGATGAGTTGATTGACACGGCGGGAGGTATCAACAATCTTACCACCAAACAAGCTGAGTTTGTGTTGGAAATATCCAACGCTATTGATAAAGCAAGCATGGCCAAAGGTAGATTGGAGCAAATGGCTGCTGCTGCACCTGACGGAACATGGATGAATCCGGCTATTGGTGGTGTTGATGCCCTTATTGGCAGGATTAATGCGGCACTTGGTCGCGTTGATGCCCTCAGAAAGAATCTAAAGGTAACTGGTGCTGCCGCTGGCAACGGGGGTATCCCTGAAATTCCGGGTGTTCAACCCCTGACGGGTGGACAAGGGACTATAGACCTTTCAAATTCTTTTGTAAAAGTTGCAAAAGCTGCTTCTGGCGCTGCAAAAAGTATTTCTGAAGCTGAGAAAGCCGCAGAAGCCCTTCAAAAACAACTTGAAGCACCCCTAGTCAGTGCTGTGGGCAGTATCTCTGATGCCTTCGGAGACTTTGTTGCTCGTGGTTTGAGAGACTTCAAAGGGTTCGTTAAATCTATCCTTGCTTCCTTCCAGAATATGATCGCACAGATGATTGCTATGGCAGTCAAGAACCGTATCATGTTGTCCCTTGGTATTGGTGGCATTACTCCTACGGCTGCTGCTGCTGGACAGGTCGCTGGTATTGGTTCTGCTGGTGGTATGCTTGGTAGTTTTGCTGGTGGTGGTGTGGCTGGAACGGGCCTTCTTGGTGGTTTTGGGGCTGCTATGCCATCATTCCTTGGTGGTGCTGGTAATGGACTGTTTGCAGTTGGTGCTAATGCTACTGCTGCTGGTGGAACTATCGGAGCCACTATCGGCGCTGTTGCTGCTCCTCTTCTTGCTGTGGCTGCTGTGTTCAGCTTCTTCAAGAAGAAGACTAAAGAACTTGATGCTGGACTTCGTGTCACAGTGACCAACATGGATGCTCTTGTTAAGAGTTTCCAGACGATCCAGACCACACGCTTCTTCGGTTTGTCCAAGAAAGTTACCACAACAGAAAGTGAAGTGTCTGCTGAGATTTCTGATCCGATTGTGGAAGCAGTCCAGAAGATGCAGACGCAGATCGTTAAAGCTGCTGAACTGTTTGGTATCTCTTCTGATGCCTTCGACAACTTTGTCTATGACTTTGAAGTCTCTCTGAAAGGTCTGACCGAAGAACAGAAAATCCAGAAGATCAACGAAGAAATCGTCAAGATGGGGGATGCCTTCACGGCTCTGTCTGGCAAGTTCACTTCGATGAACGAACTTCTGGCGGCTGCACAACAGCGTTACGATCTAACCACAAGACTTCTTGAACTCCAAGGTAATGCTGAGGAACTTCTTCGTCGTCAAAGGGAACTTGAACTTGCTGCTGTTCACGACCTTAACCGGGCTTTGCTACAACAAGTTCATGCTCTTGAAGATTTTAATGCAGCCGTTTCTAGAGTGGCAAATGCTACTTCTAACCTTCGTAGTGCGATGGACAGAGAAATGTCTGCTGCTGCTACTGCTGTTGGAACTTCGAGAGACGCTCTTGAAAAGGCTATCCAGAAACGTGCTAATGCTATACGCAGTTCTATGGAGCGTGTTGTTGCAAGTCTTGAAAAAGGTTTGGAAGCTGCTAGTAAAAAGGCTGACGCTTCTAGGCAAATCTTCGAGGCACTTGATGATGCCCTGAGAAATCGGTCACTGGTGCCTGCTGGTGGTGAGTTTGCTAATCGTCAGGCTGCACTGTCGTATGTGTCTGGTGGTGGAACTGATATTGACAAACTCACGAGTGCTTTGAGTGTTCTGAGTGAACCTAGTGAACAACTATTTAGTTCTTTCCAAGACTACGCAAGAGACTTCGCCCTCACCACAAATGCTATCCAGCAAAGCCGTGATCTTGCAAAGACAACTATGACTGCTGATGAACGTGCAGTTACCTTGTTGGAAAAAAGGATTGAACAGGCTCAATCGCAAGCTGAACGTCAAATTCAGAGCCTAGAAAACCTTCTGACTGTCAATGAGGAAACTCTGACAGTTGAACAGGCTCTCACTCAATATGTGGCTGCACAAGCTACTTATGAGCAAGTTCAGAAACAGCATGAAGAGTTGATTGCACAGTTCCCCCAACTCAGGGAAACCTTTATGACTGTTGCTGAGGCAATCCTTGATTTAAGGAGCGCAATTTCTGCGCAGACTTCTGCACAAAATGCTCTTAATAGAATGATTGCTGAAATGAACACTGCATCTACTGAGAGTGTTCCAGCCTTTGCTTATGGTGGTATGCACTCTGGTGGTGTACGTCTTGTTGGCGAGAACGGTCCTGAACTTGAAGTGACTGGTCCTTCGCGTATCTATAGCAACAGGGATACGGCTAATATGTTCCGTGATCCTGAACTTGCAGGTGCTGTGGATGGTCTTCGTAGAGAGGTTTCGGGTATGCGTTCTGAGCAACTCCAACTCCAAGTTGAAATCTCTAAGAATGTTAAGCGTATGTATGATATTGAACGTAAATGGGATACAGACGGTCTTCCTCCTGAAAGGGTCTAATGAATGAAACTTATTAAACCTGTAACTGTGACAGACAGCATCCTTCTTAGTTCTACGGTTCCTGAAAATGACTATGCTGCATGGTCCTCGGCAACCACATATGCTATCGGAAACAGGGTTATTGTTACAAGCGTTCATAAGGTGTACGAAAGCCTTATCAATGCTAACACAAACAATAACCCTGTAACTGATAATGGTACGAAGTGGTTGGAGATTGGGGCCACAAACCGCTGGAAAGCATTTGACAAGAAGATCGGTGATCCTGTTGTTAGAGCAACCAGCGCACAGTATGTTCTGAGTGACCCCAATTCCAACGTAACTGCTGTTGCCCTCTTTGGATTGCAAGGTGTCTCTGCTAACGTAACAGTTACGGACGCTACTGTTGGTGAAGTCTACAACCAAACTATCAGCCTTCTTGACAACAGAAACATTGTTGATTGGTACACATACTTCTTTGAAGAACAAGCCCAGCTTGAAGAAGCCCTCTTCTTGAACATCCCACCCTATCTTGGTTCAGATGTCACGATCACAGTCACCAACTCTACAGGAGTTAATGTGGAGATTGGTCAGATTGTCTTTGGCTTCCTCTCCGATATTGGCTTGACAACCTATGGTACTTCAATTAGTATCGAAGATTTCTCTCGCAAAGAAACAGATGCCTTTGGTAACTTCATTGTGGTTGAACGTGCTTTCGCACAGTTGGTTGACTACAACGTAAGCTACCCAACACAAAACTCAAGAAAAATTCAGTCTACATTGGCCCAATACCGTGCTACACCAATTGTGTATATCGGTTCAGAAGATACGTCTTATGGCACAGTGGTCTACGGTTTCTATCGTAGATTTGACTTGACCCTAGAAACACCATCTTACTCGCTTGGTGCCATTGAAGTAGAAGGATTAACCTAATATGGCTTACCCCCCGATTTCTACACTCCCATCCCCGCCCTCTCGTCAAGACCCTGCAAACTTTGCTACTGAGGCTGATGCTTTCCTTGGTGCCTTGCCTACGTTCCAGTCTCAGGTTAATGCTGCTGGGACGTACATTGATGGAATTGGTGCTGCTGTAGATGCTGATGCTACTGCTGCTGCTGCTTCTGCCCTTGCTGCTGCTGCTAGTGCCTCCGCTGCTTCTCAGATCGCTTCTGCATGGGTATCTGGTGCTTCCTACACTGTTGGAAACGTCAGGTACTCCCCTATCAACTTCTTGACATACCGTGCCAAGACGAACCATTCTGGTGTAACCACAGATCCTTCTTTGGATACTACGAACTGGGAAAACATTTCGGGTTTCAAGGCACTCACTGATTTCGGTGTTACTGCTAGTGCTGCTGAATTGAACTACAACGATATCACTACCCTTGGTACTTCTCAAGCCTCTAAGGTTGTGACTGCTGATGCTAATGGTGATGTCAGGTTCTCTAGGGCTATCATTGAGACTGTCTTTGCAATCACTGGCACTACCCCTGCTTTGAACCCCAACAATGGTACGATCCAAACTTGGACCTTGACAGGCGCTTCTACCCCTACGGATGCTTTCATTGCTGGTGAAGCAATGACCCTGATGGTTGATGATGGCTCTGCCTTCACAATCACTTGGCCTTCTGTGACTTGGAAAACCGACGGTGGTGTCGCCCCCACGCTGAATACCACAGGGTTTACTGTTATCACCCTCTGGAAAGTTGGAACAACTCTGTACGGCGCTCGTGTAGGAGACGCATAATGTTAGCAGATAAGTTAAAGGCTGCTAAGGCTGCGGCAAAACCAATTGAATACGTTGGCGGTTACACACAAGGTTTTGCAGGAACGCTATCCCCTGTTACAATTACTTTTGGTGGCAATTTGACGGGCGGGTTGGCCTCCTCTGCTTCTCCCGGTGATTTGGTCCTTGTCTATGGTGGAATAGGTGGGACAAGTTCTTCCCGAGAACTTTTTCCTACAGGGTATACTACAATAACATATGCTCAAGGGACTTTTAGCACCTTGTATGCTGGTGGGGTAACCGCATCCTACAAGGTTATGGGAGACACACCAGACACCTCCTTCGAGTTGCCCCTTGGGACCCAGAATGTTGATTGGGCAGGCGGTGTTGTTATCCAAGTCTGGCGAAACGTCGATGAAGATTATCCTGTTGAGGGTTTTACAACAACAAGCGGGGATGGAACCCTTCTTATCAACCCCTCTGCGATTACCCCCACAACCCCCGGGGCTGTGATTGTTGCTGGTGGGGCTGCGGGTTATGTAAATTTTAAGTCTTTGACTTACTCAAGTTCTGATCTTGAGGGTATGCAGACTAGAGATGTCAACGATACTAGGTGTGTCGCAATCGGGGTTGGCTATAAGTTTTGGGGGTCTGGCTCTTTTGACCCGGCCCAATTTACGATGAATAGAACTGACTCTTCTGCGGGTTGGGGTGCAATCACTCTGGCCCTTAGACCAAAGTTTGTTGGGTTGAAGCCTAAGTTAATCTCGTCTGCTTCGACACAGAACACTGTAGCGGGGACAACACTTACGATAGCTAAACCAACAGGCACCCAAGAAGGTGACTTGATGATTGCTTTCATGGCGGCAGGTGCAGCGGTTTCATGGACTGATTTTACATTTACAAATATTGCTACACAGCCGGGAAACCCTTCTCCTTCACTTCGCATTGCCTATAAAATAGCAGGCTCAAGCGAACCTTCTAGTTATACCTTTAGTGGAACGGCGTCTCAAATAAGGGCTGGTTCTATCCTTACCTACCGTAATGCAAGCTACGATGCTGTCGGGGCATATGCTACTAACTCGGTCACATTGACCCTAACAGGGCCTACCGCATCAGAAGACCAGTGTGTTTTGATAGGGGTTGCTGCCAATGCGGCGGTGACAGCAAATGTGAGAGCTGCGCCGGGGATGGTTACTCGTGTGGATCAAGAAGACGCAACAGCACCTTCTTACGTTATAGCAGACGAACTTGTGCTTGCAGGTTCTACTGGAACTCGCTCGTTTAACTCTGGGAGCGGTTCAGGTACTGCCGGAATTCTCTTAACCATAAAACCTGCATAAAGGAAGAAAAAAGAAATGTATGTCCTAGCCCCCAATCAGAGTGTCCAAAAATTCCCATATTCAATTGGCAATCTGAGAAAAGATAATCCGCAAACGAGTTTTCCAAGAAACCCTAGTCTGGAGGCTCTGGCATCTTTCTGGGTATTTCCTGTTGTCAGCACGGTTGCAGAGTATGATCCCACAATGCAGACTGCCGAGCAAAGTGGGTGTGTATATAATGAAGACAATCAACGCTGGGAAACCACTTGGATTGTCCGAGATTTGACACAAGAAGAACTCGCTAAAATCTTGAACACAAAGATTAGTGACATTCGTATTGAACGGAACAGCCTTCTCGACGCTTCTGATTGGACCCAAGTGATTGACGCCCCTGTAGATCAGACTGCTTGGGCTGAGTATCGTCAGGCTCTTCGGGATATTACTTCTCAGGAAGGTTTCCCACACAATGTAGTCTGGCCCGTCAAACCCTAATCATACAGAGGATTACCACAATGTCTTTGAGGAAGAAGGTCACTGGTGCAGTTGCAGCCGCAGTTATTGTGTCAGCAACACCCTTCATTGCTAAATTGGAAGGACTAGAGACTAAAGCCTATAAGGACATTGTGGGAGTTCCCACTGTCTGCTACGGGGAAACTCGTGGTGTTAAGATGGGGGATACCTACACCAAGGAACAGTGCTTTGCAATGCTAGAGGAAGGTGTTGCTGACTTCTACAATAAGATACAACCCTGTATGACTAACAAGGACATTCCTATTGGTGTCCAAGCATCACTGCTAGAGTTAGGCTACAATGTTGGTGTAGGCGCTGTCTGTAAGTCTACCATGATGAAACTAGCTAACCAAGGTAAATACAAAGAAGCCTGTAGGGAACTAGACAAGTGGATCAGGGCTGGTGGTAAACCTATCAAGGGACTACAGAACCGTAGGGCAGAGAGTAAGATTCAGCTTTGCCTCAAGGGAATCTAAAGATGAGACTGGTAGCCCTCGCCCTAGTACTCTTCTTATCCGCTTGTGGGGGAAACCCTTTGTCCCTACTAACTGGTGGTGGCCCTAACGTGGCTGCTAATGTCCAAGCAGGTAAAGAGAACACCCAACAGGTTGTAGCCAATCAAACTAAAACAGAAGCAGGTCGGGATGTAGTTCAACAGTCCTCTCCTGTCGTCGCAGAAAATATCAAAGAAGTTACGATCCAACAGACCCCGATGTGGATGCTAGTCCTTCTTGTTCTCGGGTGGTTGATGCCATCCCCTAATGAAATCGCTAGATCAATAAGAGGGCTATTCAAAAAATGAACTACTTTGAGTATATCGTAGGTAGCTTGGTAGCCGCCGTCTTCTCTGGGATTAGTTGGTTAGTCCGTAGGGTACTCACAAACGAGAAGCAGATTGCGTTACTACAAAGAGAAATTATCTCTCGGGACGTTAGACGTGAAGAAGACCGTGAGATTATGAGGGATATTCAGAGTGATATGAAAGAAGTCAAACGAGACATTCTTGACCTTTACAAAAAGAACGATTTAGAATAACGTAAGCATTAAACAAAAAGCAAAGCCCCAGAGTTAGGACGATTGATCCTGACTCTGGGGCTTTTTTCATTTTAATCTTCGTATGCGTACCACAGTACGATCAGGACAAGGGCAACGAAAGCTAAAGAACCAATCATGCAGGATCACCCCATTGGTGGCAAGTGTAGATAACCCCATGCTCAGGTAGTTCTCCTGTCTTAATCTTAGCTTGGTTCTCTTCAATCAACCTTGCTGCACTATCGTCACACTGAGCAACATTAGAGAAGACATCAGGTGGAGAGATTGTCCTGCATTCGTCTAGGCTACAGATCAGGAATATGAGAGAGATCATGGTTCATCTGGTCCCTCTAACTCACCAATCAGACGATCAAGATACCAACGTGCTTTCTTGAGGTCTTCGACAGGTTTCTGTTTGTGACGCCAACGGTGCATGTACTTCTTGTTATTACCCTCTAGGAAACCCAGAAAGGCTTCGAATGACATGTTATCCTTGAGGTAGTCAATACATTCGATATTGCTCGAAGTGTAGTGATCTGGCTTGTTTACCATATCTACAGCTTCTTGTAGTGATTCAATCAAGGTTGGTCCGATGCTATCTTCCTCTATGATATGCCAGTTCCGTTGTGCATCCGTTTCGATTGACCACTTTAGTGCGGTTTCGCTAGTTCTCATTTATAGGTTCTCACTGTAGAAAGCTGTTATCCATTCTTTACATATGTCACTTCGCACGATGTCGTCAACACCAAACTCAATGACAGGGATGCTCATGTTGTATTTCTTGGCTAGGTGAATGGCCTTAGACAACCCAGACTGTTGTTTGATGTCAGACTGTCGAATGTCACCAGAGAGAACAAACGTACAGTTCTCACCAATGCGGGTAGCCAACATCTTAAACTCTTCAACAGTCAGGTTCTGGGCTTCATCACAGATCACAAAGGCATCATTGAAGGAAGACCCTCGCATGTACTCTAGGGGAGCCATACGAATGTTCCCGTTCTTGATGTCAGTGTCTACCTTGTTCTTCCCTAGTTGCTCTTCCATAGTGGTCAGGAGAGGCGATAGCCAAGGTCCATACTTCTCACCCATGTCACCCGGTAGGGAGCCTAGAGACTTACCTACAGAGACCGCTGGTCGGGTTAGGATGATACGTTCGATCTTACGAGCAAGGAGTAGATTGCAAGCGAAGGTGACAGGTATCCACGTCTTACCAGTACCACTAGGCCCAAGGGCAATAACCTGATTGCTAGTCTTTAGTGCATCTACATAGGCCCTCTGATTGTCATTGCGGGGGTAGATAGCTACCAACTTGGACATAGATTCTTCTTCTGCACCCTTGTACTTTGTTACCCGCTTACCTCGTGGTTTCTCAAGGGGCTTGCCCCGCGAACTCTGTTCTTGCGTCACTGGTCCAACTCCTCTAGGTATTCATACAACTCAGCATAGCCACCTACAAACTGGTTCTCGTGCCAAATCTGGGGTACGGTCTTTAGCTTCGACTTAGCCATCAGTTTGACGATCATAGGGTGGTCTGTGTAGAGGAAAGCCTCGTAAGGCTCTCCCCGATTGTTAAGTGCTTCTTTGGCTTTGTCACACCAAGAGCAATCCTCACGAGTGATGATGTAGTAGGTCACGTCAAGTCTACAATCTCGCAGGCACCACCGACGCAAGCAAAATGACTAACACCTTTGGAAGTGTCTTCTTTCTCGTAGTTACTCAGGTCAGCCCAGTTGATCCGTTCAGGCATAAGAGCAAGAGCATCAAGGTACTCACGTTCACTTACTTCTTGGTAGGGTGCTTGCTGGTAGCTATGGTCTGAGTGTGGCAAGAAAGACACACCTGATACTTCATCGAAGTGTTTGTAGACCCAAGCACCAACTTCCATCCATTCGTGTTCCCGTACAGTCACAGTCACAGAAGGCTTATGCTCACACCAATGACGCTGATAGACCAACCACAACTGCAACTGTTCGATAGCAGTCATGTCGTTACGAGTGATAGCACCTACAGGAGACTTCTGTGGGAAGCTAAAGACAGTGGTGCTATCCGGCTTCATCACATCAGGCTCATTCGGGATGCCTTGGTCAATCATAAACTGCGTCAGAGGGTCTTTGTTATCACCACGGACAGTACGAATATAATAGGCTGAGTGACGAGCATGAATACCACTGGCGCTATCAACCAATTGGGACACTGTGCCTGACGGTTTGACGCAAGTGATAGCAGCAGAAGCAGGAATACCAAGGCGTTCAGCCCATTCAGCATTAGTAGCAACAGCAACATCTTTCATATGCTCCAAGGTTTGTGCAAGGTCTCCACCACCAGACATAAGTTTGTTGTCCATAATCCCAGTCAACGACACACCAAGCAGACGTTCAGCCTCAGTATTATCCTTCCAGACCTTACGCAGATACGGGAAGTGTGTGTAGGTAGACTGGATAGTCCCAAGGATCGTAGCCAGCTTTACTTTCCGCTCCAAGTCTTCAAGTGTGTCCGTAGCGCGAACCACGACTTCTGTGAGGTTGCAGAACTGGTAAGGACGAAGAATAATCTCCGAACAAGGGTTAGTACCGAAGTCATAGCTTGCATCCCGACGACCATTCTTAGCTGCTTGCTTCTTACTGGCAGTACGAGAGAAGATACCACGTTCACCAGACTTACTTTCGACAAGAGACAACCACTCACGCATGAAGGTTTCCATGTCAGGCTTCTCTGTGTAGGCTACAGAGTTGTTAGCCAATGCCCGTTGCTTCTGACCTTCCCACCAGCTACCTGACTTAGCATGACGCATACGATCATCAGACAGGTTCGACAAAGAAATCATTGCAGATCGACGGACACCACCAACAACTACAACCTCACCAATCTTGCACATAAGGTCATGGCATTCGATAGAAGACAACCGACGACCTTTAGCACCCACAAAGGTATTCACAGCGAAGTTGAACAATTCCACCAGAGGGGCAGGACCAGAAGCACGACCACCAAAGGTCTTGAGTTTGGCACCCGCAGGACGAACCTTAGACACATCCCACTGAGGAATCTCACCAGCATAGAGAAGGCTAATGAGTTGACGTAGGGCCTTAGCCCAACCTTCCTTGCTGTCCTTGACTACAACAATGGTCTCACTCTTGAACATCTGTTCAGGGACTTCTGGCAACTTGCTGATGTACTGACGCTCAACAGAGAAGCCAACACCAGTGCCACACAGAAGGATGAACATAGCTTCATCGAAGGACTTGGGGTCATCGACAGGCAGATACGAACAGTTGTAGCCAGCGGTGTTGTCACGCTCCAAGGCAGGACCAGCAGTCATAAGCGCCCGCATCGAAGGCATGATCTCAAGATCAAGGATAGCCTGTTCGATATCCCCGACTTCACCAGTTTTAGCTACACCATCAGCTTTAGGCGCAACAACATTGTCAATGTAGCGGGCAACAGTCTCAGCCCAAGTCTCGCGGCGGTTCTCTTCATCAATCCAACGGGCATACCTTGAGGTGTGAATAAAGGCTTGGTAGTCAGTAGGCAGGTAGTTGCTCATGTTATTCTTTCTTTTGTTCTAGTCAGTGATAATTGCGACACGATGGGGTTGGACGACGATCCTGTGTGTAGTTACGTCAGCCTTAGCGATCATAGGGTTCTGGATGGACCACTGTACCAACACAACAGGGACATCCTTGTCTTTGACTTTCTCTAGTCGTTCGATCAGTTCTTGGACTGTCATACCAGATCACTCAAGTCCACCTTGGGATAGTCCTTGTTCTTCTCAACCTTCCCATCTGCCCTACGTTTGATCGTACCATCAGGTTGATACATACGACCCATGTTGTTCTTGTGGACCCTACGCAGAGCCTCTTCTACATCCCACCCACGAGCATTAGCATATCCGTAGATCACATACAAGAGGTCTGCCAGTTCTTTGAGTTCGTCTTTCTTCCGAGAATCATAGTCAAGAAACTCGTAGAGCCACTCGTCGAACTCTTCTTCGATCAAGGTAGCGTACAAACCAGCATCGGGCTTCTGACCTGTAGCTTTACCGTATTCCTTCACCATTTCTGTAGGTGTCTTCTCTGGCTCTTGGGTCTCATACGACCAATACCCGAAGGCTTCTAGGTCATGTTCTGTAATCATTAGCCTCTTCCTCTGAATACTGTTGTTTCATGTGTAGCCCACTGAGGCCAGAAATACCAACAGAAGTTGTCGGCACTACTATGTTCACTATCCTTGATCCACTGAAGTCTGCCTACAGAAACAACCTTTTGGCACTTACGCATAGCATCCCCGAAGTAGATGTTGTGCATGTAGTCAGCAGGTAGCAGTAGCCAAGTGGGTTTCAAGGTGATGAAGTGAGATAGCATAGGCATCAGGATACTTCTGGTGAAGGGTGGGTTCGTCACGATCAGATCAATACCTGACAGTTGCTCTTTAGTCAAGGACAAAGCATCCATGACCTTAGAACTACCTACAGTCTCCCTTACGTCACTACGCCACTTGCATGTAGCTACATCCATCAGCAGGTCTTCCAGATCACCATCACCATAGCAAGGTTCTGCATAGGTCTTGCCCCTAATGAAAGGGACAAGTGGTTCTACGGCCCTTGGGTCAAACGTGGGATAGAAATCCCTTGGCCTCTTCTCAAAGTTACTACGTTTGCCCATTAGAAGTTCCTAGTGATTGATCCACCTCTGGTAGACGACTTATCATGGCTCCAAGTCCCACAAGACTTACAGACAAACCGCTGATAGATCACACCTACAGAAGAGGTATACGTTCCACGTTTCTGGATAGCGTTAGAGGCACACTTAGGACAGATCAGTTCTTCACCATCCGACAGGTCCACATTAGGATGCCCACCAATATAAGGCAAGAGACGAAGGTACAGAGCCTCAAGACTAATCACGTCCTGAACATTGTACTCCTTCATTTCTTCCCATGCTTCCTCATTGTTAGCCAAGCACTGACGCCACAACTCAAAGCCGGGAAACTTCTTGTGCTTACCTTTAGGTGCAAGCCCCAGTTCCTCACACAGAGCCGATAGCTTATTGCTCAGGAAGCGGAAGTGACTGCGGGCAGACTTGAGGGTGTCTACAACATGGTAGGGGCTGGGTGGTGGTAGGTTATGTACGAGACCCCTAGTCAATGCAATAGGCAGATCGAAGTCTTTACCGTTGTGGGCAACTACAACATCTGCTTCATCAAGTAGGTCATAGAGGTCTTGAACAATAGCCTTGTCATTTGCTCCATTGCGGTTTTCTTTGTAGATGATCTTTGGATCACCCAACCACTTGGCTGTGAAGGAGAGGATGAAAGACTTAGAGACAAACATCTCGTCCCCAATGTTCTGCTTCCACTTTCCCCAAACATAAGCCACATTGGGTGCTAACTCTAGGTCAACCAGAAGTACCTTTGCTTTTGTCATTAGACACCCCCACGAGAGATATAGATTACCTTTGGCTCCACATCCGTATGGAAGTGGTTGACGATCTCGTAAGCCTCATTGAAGTTGTCAAACCACAGGGGAATATCCACGATGCTGGTGTTGTCATCCAAACGGCACTTGACCTCTAGCAGCCAATCCAGACCATCTGGCAGACCTTCATCATCTGGGATACTATCGCGGTGAATAGGCCCCTCATTCACATGGTAGATCGTTACCTTGGTCATTCCCATCTGGTACATACGATCTTCGATCTCACGATCGATCTCAGCTTCCTTGACGATCAGGTAGGTGTCAGAGACTTGCTGGAAGGCCCAATCAGAAACCTTATCGAAGAAGTATCCCATTCGGAAGAAAAGAGCGTCTTTCATGGTTCCTGTATCCATTCTGTAGGAATTGTTTTGTCAGCCCATTTGAAGTTGTACTTATCGCACCAATCCGAATAGGTAGTCTTAGAGCCTTTGTAGAGTTTAGCTCTAGCATTAGAGAAGACAAACCGAATGTCTAACTCTGGGTGTTGTTTCTGGATCAAAAGGTGTTTCTTACGATCCTCAGTCTTGAACAGCCCCTTGGTCTCTACGATGATACCATTGGGAAGCTGGAAGTCCACAGTGTACTTACGGGTCTCTGCCAGTTCGTAGGGAACCTTTAGCTTCTCGTAGTCAAATGGAATCCCAGCTTCCTCAAGTTGTTTGGCAATCTTCTCTTCGAGACCAGAGCGGTATCCGTTCTTGATAGCCCTAGCCCTTACGCTTGTTACTCTGGGGGTTGCCACATCTGTCCCTCTTCTCTGCGTAGCCACAAGAGCCTAGCATTCTCCAACACACGTTCCTTGTCGCCATCGTAGGCTTTGACTACAGCCTCATACAGGTCTTTCTCTTCCGTGATGCCATCAAGAATCTTATCTGCTTTCACAGGTCCAACCTTGAAGATACCTTTGATGTTGTCGGCTGCATCACCAGTTAGGATTTGCTTGTAGAAAGACTTCCTACCAGATGCTTCGTCTACAAAGGTCCAAGCGCCAGTCACAAAGTTGAAGTGCCAACAAGGTATCTGTAGCATGTCCTTATCAACAGAAGCAACTACAGTCGTGTCTGGATCATTCCTCGTAGCCTCAATAGCGATAGCATCATCTGCTTCCTGACCATTGATGATCTTACCACGATAGCTTTCCACTAGGTAACGTCTAGCATCAGGTAGCATGGCAGGTTTAGCAGAAGGCTTTCGGTTTCCCTTGTATTCGGCAGTCACAGCAATGTCATGGCGGAAGTTGTTCTTTCCCGTCAGATAGGTTGTGTAGTCACTGCCACTTGAGAACACAAGGGTTTCACCGATAACGTAGTCCATCAGGTCGTCTACCTTAGCCTCTACTTCCCAAGGATAACCTAAGTCTCCTACAGAGAATGCAGCACGATATGCAATGATGTCACCGTCCACCAAGAGGGTATTGATGATGTCAGGTTTGTTCATGCACCAGAGCCTTCCATGAAACAGGGTACAACTCACCCATTACTTTGTCGATCTGTTGTGCTACCAAACGTGTCTCGTACTGAGTGTCTTCCTTGAGACGTAAGATGCACATGTTAGCGAGGGCGTCCATCGAACCCGACCAGTACCATTCGGTATACATCGACTGAGGCAGTACCATACGGGCCATTTCAGGGGCGGCACCATACTCAAGCAGCATAGAGTAGTAGTGTAGAGCATCATCGTGCCACTGAGGTAGGGCGTCCGTCTGAATGTCCTTAACTACACCCTCAGAACCTTGCTTCTTGTCCTTGCTACGCCCACGCCACACATCAGGTACATAGAACTCAGGTTCACTATCGACATAACGACGACTAATCTCATTCATACGCAGGTACTCATGCTTGACCAGTTGTCGGGCTACGAAGATAGGTGCCTTAATGTGGAAGGATGCGAAGCAGTGACCGAAGGGTGAGTAGTGTCCGTGCTTGGCTAGGTAGTGGATCAGCTTGGTGTCTTTGTCGTCTACAACAGGCATATCCCCACACCAATCACCCATATCCACCCAACGTGTTTCTTCACAGTGGGACTTCTTACCGAAGCTAACCCGTGCTGCGTTGACGGTTGTTAAGTCTGAACCGCAGTGGTCAACGTAGGTGGCTTTAATCACCGAAGGGTCTCCACCGTATTACCATCGTCTTTGACGAGGATAACTTGATTGACGTAGGTATAACCGACAGCCCGTGCAAAGTTCAAGAGAAGTTCTGCAAAGTCACCAAGGTACTCTACATCTGTCTGAGACAGGTGGGTATCACGAACACCATCACCAACTTCTTGTTGAGCCATAAGATCAATACGCATTTGAATCTCCGTCTTTCTTTTGTTCTAGCTTATCCAGCCGTTTGTCTGTTGAGTGGATGTAGTAAACTACAGCAAGTGCAAAGAGTAAGTCTACAAGTGTGCCTAGCAGATCAAGGTTCATCAGTTCACCTTTTGATTTGAAGAGAAGGTAGTGGGAAGGCCAAGAGACCAGATCATACTAGCAGTACCGACGATGAGCATAAGTTGCCAGAATGCAACAGTCTCAAACTTAATGTACTGCATGAAGGCTTGTGTAGTCTCTGGGAACATGTAGCCGACAGTTGCACCAAAGAAGGCAGACAACAGAGGTACAGCTACAGCCCGAAGGACAAGCATTACAACTACAACAACAGCAACCATAGAACCTTTTAGCATCTTATTTCCTTATTCTGTCGGGAGGGAAGGTAGTGTCCCCAGAGCGAACCCCAGAGACACTAGAGTATTTACTTAGCTGTCCCACACATCCGCATATTCGGACTTCTGTTGTGTCTCTGCTTGCTCATAGGGAACAAGGTTGGTGATAGCAAGTGCTTCAAGACGAAGACCAGCACCATCCGAATACATATCGAAACGAACGATAGCCTCAGTCCCATTCCCAAGGAAACCATCGTCAGCTACAGACCACAGCTTCTTGCTCTCAGGATCACGATAGTCAAGGACTTTAGGCAGACCACCGTAGTTGATCTCAGTGGTTCCGCCCTTCTTGTTCTCGAAGACCATAACATTTTCTTTGTAGCCACGAGACAGCTTGATGAACTCACCAATACCGAACTCTTGGTTGCCCTTCTTGATCCGATCATGGCCCATAGGCTTCAGGTCCAGACCAGCCTTAATCAACTTCTCTTTGTCTTCCTCAGATTTGAAGTAGACGTTCACGACAGTCTGACCACCCTTCTTAGCGACAGTCCCTTGTGCGGACTTGACGGGTGCATCAGGGTCTCCCTTATCGTAGTTCTCCTCGAACACCTTAGCGTATTCCAGAACCATCTTCATATCGAATTTCATCGTGTCACCTTTGGTTACTTGGTTGTTTTAATGGCGGAGATTCCCCACCAAGATTCGATCAAACGTCCGTCTGCACATTTGTATCGGATTAGGGCTTGCGGCTCAAGGTACTGATAGTTTGCTAGGCCAATGATTGTCCCAGTTTCACCACTATCAATAAGTTCAACCTTCTGCCCAAGCGAGTGTTGTTCTGACATTAGGCTTTCCTTTTTGCATTAGGGAAACATCTGTCCCTATTATAGTATAGGTCTGTAAATTCTGAGTTTTGCTCAGAGCTTTTGGCGGATCATACGGACATACCTTGTGTGTGATTCTTTTGCAACACATCAGTGTACATCCGCATAGTTGTCCCCGGTCTTCCAGTCAGAGGATACCCTGACGTTTAGTTGCAGCTTGTTATTCAAGGATTCCTCTACCCGCTTGAATAAGGAACCAAAGCGTTCAGTGTCGTCCTTCTTAGTGTAGAACAAACCTTCGTCGTGATATTGCATGACCATAGGCACACCTTCCTTGAGAACAAAGGCTAACCAGTTGTCAAACACATAGACACCCGTACTCTGGTTCAAGGTACTAAAGGCATCCTTAGTCTCCCGTAGGTTATGCCAGAAGCCAGAGACAGGGTTCTGTAGCCACAGAGAGCCATCTTTAAGCACCTTGGTTGCCTGACGCTTACCGATTTCCTTGATGGACCAGTTACGATCCCAGTAGGCATCAATCAGCTTCTTAGCTTCTGGTATGGAGCAACCCAATGCACGAGACAACTTAGGTGCGCCTACACCATAGATGCAACTGTAGTTGGCTGCTTTGTAACCCTTACGGATAGCCTTGAGGTGTCTAGCACCACCAGCGTTGTACTCGTCAATCTCTTCTTGAGTGCAAGCCCCAGCAAACTGTGCAAGGTCAAGGTGAGGATCGAAACCCTCTACACTCATAGCTTCTACATAGTCAGGATCAAGTGGCTGCATGTAGTGGCGCTTGGTGGTATCTTCTAGAGAAACCATATCTGCACCTACAAGCACATGATCGTCAGAAGGGGCCAACAGGCAGGCCCGAACCTCTTTGCCATAGGGCTTATCTACACCCGGTAGGTTGGCTAGAGGCTTCCGATGTTTGAAGCGGAAGGTGTTCGTAAGACCATCGACCCTAGACCTGATCCACCATGCACCATCAGCATCTTGTTCTGCGTTGTTAAGATACGCTTTGAAGATACCGATACGATGGGTCAGGACCGTTAGACCATCAAGATACTCAATCGCTGGGTCTTTCTCCTTAAGCAACAGGACAGACTCACACAGTTCTCCATCCTTACGCACTTGCTCAATCTTACGCTCATTCCCGTATTCATCTTTGTCATACTTGAAGGTGACAGGTTCCCACCCAAGACCATAGAGCCAGTCTTTGATCTGAGGTACAGAATCTGGATTACCTTGTTCGTATCTATCGACTACCCGTAGAGGCCCTACAGTATCTTCTGGAAAGCCATACTCCTTGAGGGTAGAGAACCATCGCTTGCCATGCCCCGACAGCGTCCCATCCCCCTTGTAGGGCTTCTGAGGCTTGTTCACTAGCTTGGTGATTGCCTTCTTAGGCATTGCCTCTGCCAGTTCTTTGATCTTGGTCTCTTTCAAGGCTTCTAGACGCTCTAGCATTTGTGTAGCCAAAGAGTGATCCAGACGAATGCCTTGCTTCTCTGTGTCATTGGCACACTGTAGTTTGAAGGTAAGGTAGCGGATAAGACGGATAGCATCGTCAGACAGAGAGCCATCGTCCTTCTTACCGTACAGTGCAACCAACTTATTGCGTAGGCGCAACCACAGACGCATGTTGATCTTAACGTCTTCTTCACATCTGTGAGTATACTCTTCACGGGTCAGGCTATCCCAATCTGCGATCTTAGGCTTAGGCACACCGAAGGTTACACCGTAGGCTTCCAGACCGTAGTTAAGACCTTTCTCCACACGCTCATAGTCCAAGTACCAAGCAAGAGCCAGAGTATCTACAAGGATAGTCTTTTCGCTTGGACGGATACCGTAGACCTTAGCAATAGCATCCAGATCGAAGCGTAGGATGTTGTGGCCGATAATCATATCACAACCGTAGACTTGTTCTACAGACGCTAGATCATAGCCACTGGTGGGTTCAGACATCGTGTTGACTTGCCATGAAACTACATGGACCCTATCCAGCTTATCAAGGAAACCATTGGTCTCAATGTCGAAGACAACCTCTCTCATTTTATCTTCTCTACCCCAAGTTTGTAGCCAGCTTCGTATGCTTCGCGGATGAACTCTTCAAGCCTTACACTGTGGTTCCTGATGAAGAGGTCAAAGTCCACGACAGGCTTATGTTCATCCGATTTCTCTTGATAGAACCAGTCTTCAAACTTCATAGTCCTTTACTCCGTATCTGTAGATGTCCTGTTCGATCCTCTTAAGGTCTTGCTTGAGGTCTTCCAGAGTGTCAGCCGTCAGAACAGGTGTGATCGACCAACTCACCTTAGTGTTCTCAAACTCGTAGTACTCATGCACACCGTACCATTCCTCATCACCTTGTTTGTGACGCATTACCTGATAGTGCCAAGTCATACAGATGCCCCATAGTAGCGAAGAACAATGCGGAAGGCTTCGAGTTGCAAAGGCTCCATATCTTCATCTGCGATGTGCCACTTAAGGCTGTCGATTGCGATCAGGTCGATGGTTTCACCTGACAGCTTTCGCTCTGGTTTAACAGGTTCGTCTTTCCATTCACAGATAAGGTCAAAGTCGTGACAAAAACAGTCATCTCCGTATCCAAAAACACCATCCGACCTAAAAAGTCCATACTCAGGAACCCAAAATCCACCCTCGTCGCCGCTGCTTGTTCTTTCAAGGGGGCCAACCTTTTCCCCTTTACGATTCAGATAGTATTTACCAAATTCCAGTTTCATCTTTCCCTCCTTAGAACCCAAAGTCTGTATCTCCTACTGCTGTGCGGAGTTTAACCACCGTATTCTCCGCAATGGGGTCATCAAACACACTACTGTCGTCTGTAGCTACACCAAACCGCTCAGAGACCATCGTTGTGTCCTTGTCGTACATAAGCATACCACAGGGGCCAGTCAAGGCAAAAGGACGGTTCTTAGAGGTGTTCAGATAGGTAGTGTTCTGTTCTCTAGGATCGTCCGACTGCTTGTCACGAGCCATTTCGATAATCATAATCGCCTCTTCTTCGATAGAGGAAGCATACTTAGTCTTACCGTCTTGGTTGACGTGAGAGATACACATGATCCCTACGTTCTTACGTTTAGCAAACTCAGTCAGTTTGACACCAAGTTCAGTAAGGGCAGAGGTAGCATTCTCAGTACCACCCAGATAGGCTAGACGCTGTAGGTGGTCAACGAAGATGTACTCAGCCCCATAGACAGCTACAGCATACTTGCATTGACGTAGGGTATCCTCAACGGGGTTCTGTGGGTTGATGTCGAAGGACACAAACTTACGGTCCCCTACAACAGTCCTAAGAGCCTCTTTGACCTCTGCCTCTGCCACACCATTACGTTCAGCATCCTCACGGGTCATTACGTTCTTGCCAAGCTCGTAGGTAGCCATAGCACGACCAGTGGTGGACTTCATCTCTTCCATCATCAGGACAGCCACAGTCTTACCGTGTGAGACTACCAGATCATGCTGTAGCATCCGAAGCATACTGGACTTGCCTGTACCCGGTAGAGCCTTGAAGACAGTGATACCACCTTTGACAAGACCACGGTTGATCTCATTAAATCCCTTGATGGGGGTGGGGGTATACTCGTAAGGTGTCTCGTTCTCTAGGGCTTCAAACCAATCTTCTACTGAGGCTACAAACCCAGCGGGAGAATACTCTTTAGCCTTCCACCAAGCATCCCGATAAGACTTCTGTTTCCCTTGGAGGAGGAAGTCATTGGCATCCTTAACGTCCCCGTGATCCATAACGTAAATCTTGTTGGGGAAGAGGTCGAACAGGGTTTCCTTGATGTGGTCTGCCTTACCATCGTTGTCCAAGGACAGGATGATCTTCTCATAGCTGTCTAGCCACTTGAAGCACTTCTCCCAGATGATCTTCTTAGGAGTAGCCGAAGGTAGAGACACACAGGGTGTTGTGTAGCCATTGTGCGATAGCATCTGGTATGCTGCCATAGCATCTTCTTCACCCTCAGTGATAACCAGATACTTACTACTACCAGCCGGGAAGTGGTTCATGCCGAAGAGTTCATCTGACCCAAGACCCTTAGAGGCAGAGAAAGACTTATCGTCAATGTACCGTGTCTTAATCCCACCAGAGGGGTACTTGTACTCTACACGATTTGGGGTGTGGTATTGCTTGACCCCATAGAACTCTCTGACGTGTCCCTTGATGCCCCTGAACTCAGCATAGAACCCTGTGCCACTACTTGTGGTCTTAGTCTTAGGCTCAGTCTCAAATACGTCATCTTCCATTTCTTCTTCATCATCCTTAAGAACCCAAGGTTTACCGTTCTTGCCATGTTTAGCCCACAGCTTCCCTTTGAACAACCAAGTACCCAGATCACATGACATACAGTGACCAACCTCAAGCTCCTCGTTCCAGCTATAGGCATCGCTACTCCCACAATTGTCATCTGGACAAGGTATATGTGACCGTTCGCTCATGTGATCTGGTTCCTTTGTTATACAGTACGGTTCTCTAGGTCCGACAACCACTTCTCTTGTTTAGCTGTCAGATGGGCGCGGTCGTGGGCAATGATGGTGCAGAGGAAGCTACGAGAGCGTGTCCCAAGGCTATCAAACTGACCATAAAGAACCTCTACAGCACGTTTGGCTGGTGACATCTTAGCCGCTGCGAGTTGACGCTTAAGCTCCAGCACTTGCTCCTCTAGAGTAGGTTCATAGCGCACCTCAGTAGCCTCTGTAGCTACACCTTCTTTACGGAAGGGGACAACACCTAGCTTCTTGAGTTGATAGTAGTATTGACCGTATGCTGGGTAGATCGTCTCATTCTGTACGAAGTTTACAATAGCACCCTTACCTCCCTCTTTCACTTGAACATGCTGACGCAAAGCCTCTCGCGGTTCCATAGTGTCTATACGGATGAGTGCGGTACTCTCTTTATGCACACGCTCTGCTTTTTCTAAAAGCCTAGCCTCTTCTATCTTGAAGTATTCGTCCTCGAGATCACGAGAGTTTTTGGGCTTGTCTCCTACGACAGTAAAGTTTGGTTTTGGGTTAGCCATGTGTTGTCCTTTTGAGAGAGCGTAGCTGTCGCTACTAGGCTGCGGTTTCGGTTTTCTTAATGTAGTGCTGGAGAATAATCTCATAGGCTTTCTCCAGTTCTCCGTCTCGTGGGTAAGCCGCGATAGCGTTTGCAGCAACCATTCCGTAGTCCTTGTTATCCACAAGAATCTTAGCGAACTTAGCTGCAAGCTCCCTACGAGGATTAACTTTCGCAAAGTACTCTTCACGGGCCTTGTCCTTTTCGGCTGCAACCTTATCGAAGTCCTTCTGGGAAGCCACTGCATCTACGTCAATGCCCTGACTACGGAACTTCTCAAGTTGGCGGTCTACGTTAGCAGCCTCAGATTCAGAAGAGTCACCAAGGTTCTTGAGTTTGGTAATCTTCTCTGCCTCTTCTTTAGTAGCCTTACGGAGTTCCCGTTTGACTTCACGGTAGGTCTCTGCGTCAGTGACTTTGGCTACCAACTCTGGGTTAGAGAAGATAGCCTTGCGGTTAGCCTCCCATCCATTGATTGTACGATGACCAACACCAAGACTTTTTGCATGATCCTCTTGAGAGGGAGCTATTACGCAATTCTGCGTATTTCCACTTTTGTACTGGTTATTTCCATTACCCCCACGAGATTGTACACCTGTAGAATTAGCCATACTTACATAGAAGTACTCTTTCTCAGCCGAAGACATATGCCGACGATTGATGTTCTCAGAGGCTACATACTTGACCGCATCCATCCAAGAGCCTTCAAACTCAACTACAGAAAACTCTGTGCCAGTCTTTAGGGCAGCTTCATAACGATGACGACCATCTAGGATTTGACCTTCGTACACAACAATAGGTCTATCATGTCGGTAGCCATTTTCGGCCATGTCTTTTGCGATGTCTACAACAGTATCAGGTTTATACGGACACCACTTACAAATCTCATGGTAGGTCCATTGTCTTTCTTCTTGCACTTTGGGTTTCTCCTTAAGGCCCATACTTACGTTTAAAACTACAGATTGACCAGAGGTTGTGTTTACCTCTTCCCTCTGCCTTGTGCTGTAGTTGGAAACTATAGTTGGGAAACACAAGTCCCTACTTACTCATAGGTCTGCAATTTCTGTCTTTTGCTCATGCCCCAGAAAAGATAGACCAGAGTGTGACAGATAAGACACATCTATTCGAGCAAGACCTTGAGTTTCGCTACAGACGATTGGTAGATACGATCCACCCTCTGTCTGGACATGGCGAGGGCAATAGCCACCTCTTCTTGGGTGTAGCCATGTAGAGCAATCTTACGGAACACAGACGCTTCCTGTTCATCTAGTGCCTTTGTGACTGCCATACCCAAAGAGATAAGGTCTTCGTGGGAATCCTCTGTCATTTCCTTGTCCAAGGTATCAACAGACACATATTCCCCTGTGAGGGCAAAGTAGAGGGCTTTCTCAGTTGAACTTAGGCTATCTAAGCTCTCTAGGTTAGCCCATCGTTTCTTGAGACCCCTGTGGTTGTTGTCAGAGGGTATCTCAATAGGTCTCTGCTTGAAGTTGGTGTAGTCATACATGGCCTGTCGGATGCTTGTCTCAATCACAACAGGGTGACTACAACCTTTCTCTACACACTCTAGGTAGGCCAGATAGCCCTCTTGGATCAAATCCTCACGCTGGTCAGGTGTTACTCTATAACGTGAGGCAATGGACTTGCACAGCTTGTGGTAATCAACCATCAGCGATCAAACTCCCTGTCCCAGTAGATGTTGCAGAGGATCAAGTCTACCTCTTCTTTCCAAGCCTCAGGCATAACCCCAAAGGCACCTGTCTCAGTGTCTTCGTAAGTGTAGTTATGGAACACAGGATCACGGATTATTTCAGACCAGTAACCTGACTCATCGTTGTAGTTCTCGTACTCTCCGTAGTCATAGAGTTCTGCGGTCACAAGCACATAATTCCCACTGGCGGGGTCTTTCATCTCTGCTGTGTACTCGATGGTCATGGCGTATCTCCTTTTTCCTGACGATACTTATCCGCGAGAAGGCTGATGTTGTCAAGCACATACTGTAGGTCAAGTTCGTATGCTGCACAATGCAGGGAAAACTCTAGTCCCAGATTAGCCAGCTTGGTTGAAGCATCATCAGACATCTCAAAGGAGTAGGTTGCTGCACCATTTTCATGTTCTTGGACATCTGTAACTATGACGTAGAAGGGTTCGTTGTCGTCACTCATGGCTCTCTCCTTTGTTAAGCGCAGCTTCACTGCTGATCTCTGCGAGGGTGGTGCGGGCGACTTTTCCGAAGTCAGTGCTACCTGCACCCCATGGGCCATCGCTGGGAAGCCTCATTTCATTCTCCCATGCGTAAAAACGCAACGCCCCCACCGCCTTCGCCAGCTTAACCTCAGCCTCTCCCCACATCTTCTCTGCGTGGGCTGCACGTTTCCATGCTTCATCACGTTCGGTCGTCATTAGGGTCAGCTTGGCTTCAAATATTCCCGTTCGGGAACAAATAAGCAGTTGTTGGGATATTTTGGCTATATGTTCCTGCTCGGGAACATAGGTGCGGCAGATGTTCAGCTCCTTTTCCAACTCCTCCGCATAAGTCTCGGCCTCTTTGGCGTCATCCCGTGCGGCGGCGAGTTGTTCGGTCAGGGCTTCGATGCGGTCGGCGGCTTCCCACCCATCATGCCCAAGCGGTTCGTATTCATCAGCTTTCCGCAGCCGTGCGATCAGTTCTTCGTCACTCATCGTCCACCTCCACATATTTCACGGCGATGCGGGTGGCATCCATTGTCGCACACATCTTTGCGGTTTCTTCGTCAAATCCTGCCCAACATGTCCCATCCGCATACTCATTCACCCAGATCACCTTCGGCTCGACGTAAGCCTTGACCACTTGGAAGGCGATGACGTAAATGCTGTCGTCCACGTGGTCCCACCATACCCATTGAGCTTTGTTCGTGTATGGCCGGCCTTCACGTGTCCAATAATTCACCACCGTCTCAGGATGCACAGGGCATTCACCACCGTTCCAGCCGTGGATTTGTCCGTTGTTGTAGTTTGTCATGGCTCTTTCACCTGTTCTATATAGAACGTATGTTTCCCATATACACCCAGCTTGTCCATGCTGTCAACCCAATAAGGTCTCACCCTATGGTTATGGAAGTGGGTGGCATTAGTCCCTAATGTATTTCCACTGAGGGCATCATAGGCGATGTCTACAGAAGTACCCCAAGCATCATCCTGTAGGATAGTCGCCAGATCGACGGGTTTGTTCAAGCCAGAGAATTGCTTGGGTTGGAAGACTACACCACACACAGTGTCAGGATAAGCCTCTATGGCTACACGGTTGAGGACCACCTCTGCTACCATCAGTTGCCCATCCAGAGGCTCTCCTCGTGCTTCTACAAAGACTACCAGTGCCAGACAGAAGGTGGATAGCATGAATCACTGTTCCTTCTTCTTGGTCTTAGGCTCACGGATAGGCTTCCAGTGGGTAGGCTTTGGGCCTTCGTCGTTATCCCATGAGACCATGAGCCGATTGTTCTTGTAGTGCATAACTGCATAGCACCAGTCTGTTCCTATAAGCCACTGCCAAGCAGCTAAGAACCGTGTGCCATCCTTGGGTGCAGTTTCAATAGGTTGCCATTTCATATCAGTTCTCCTCACCACAGGTGTAGTCCATCAGGTATTCAGACCAGATCATGTCATAGCCAATGTCCATCTGAGCCTTCCATTCCCCTACACCCTCTGGAGAAAGTCGAACCCAGAGCATGATAGCAAAAACATACACTGTAAGGACAAAGATAGCAAGGTCACGCATATTACGGATCATTTGTGTTCTCCTTATGGGTATGGTTAATCTGGTTTTGTAAGGAGCCGTTCAAGCTCCTCTACTGTGTAGTTTTCAAACCGTTTCTTCTTTCTACTTTCAATTATAGCCCTCTGAGCAAATATCAGCACTGCCAATATGCTTTTTGACCACTCCCCATTGTATTTTTTGCTGTAAATGTAGTCAAGTTTAGCGCCAAATTCTTCTCCCTCAGATGTAACAAAACTTGTTTTCTCATAAGTCATTCTGTTTCTCCTTATCCCTCAGAACGGACATTCTTCGCCAAGATACGATGGTTTCCAGCCTACAGCTTCATTGCAGGGGCGGTAGTCTTCCAAGGGTTCTAGATCATCTACACCATAACCAGTCAGGATGCCAAAGTGATCCAGTTCTTTCTGTAGCCACGAGGGCAAACCATGAGTAGTCATTATGCAATCTCCACCACTTTGTCCAGATAGAAGGACTTCCACTTACCCTCAGCTACATCATAGATAGGGCATTGTCCACGAGCCTTCATAGCCTCACCCTGCATGACACCACGCTCAGAACCTACGATGTGGCTAAGGGGAGCAAAGCAACCATTGATGGTACGAAGGGTTCCGTCCTGCTTGACGAAAGTGATGGTGGCAAACTGACCCTTGATCTTACGGCCAGTGACGAAAGCATCTACTACGGTTGACGAGATGTATGCAGTCATTTGGTTTCTCCTTTAGCTGCGTTAGAACCTATATAAGTGATTCGTTAGGGGTTGTCAACCGTTATCGACTATGAACCTTAGCTGACAGAGCCTCACGCTCGATATCGTTAATCAGCTTCAACAACCAAAACTCAACTTTACCAAAGCGGTCCTTGGCACGATCCAGAGCATCAGTGGCATCTACCAGACCCTCTGCGACAGTCTCATAGCCATGCTCAGTGTACTCACGTCCTTCTTCTACGCGATTGAAGACACGGAGAGCATCCTTCCTGTCCTCAGATGCGTTAGCTTCATACGACTGAACCTCATGGATCAGGTCACGGATGTCACGAATAAGGTTCTCTACGTTCATCTTAGTACTCCCGTACATAGGTTCTAGCTTCGTATGCGTAGACTACAGAACACTCAGGGTAGTCCATCTGGACAGTCTCCCATGCGTCATCTCTGTCGTATGCCTTAAGGTTTACCGTGAACTCTTTGCCAGTCTCATCTTCCAAGATCACATAGAACATCTTCATGTCATACCCCATAGGATTCAAGTTGTTTGATGGCGACAGCACGTTCAATATCCTCATCAGCGGGAGTACAGTAGCCACTACGCAACCACCCAATGACGTAGTGCAGGCTCTCGCGTTCTTTCATAGTGTCAATCAGAAGGCTCTTGATTGCTGCGGTAGACATGCTGTCGTAGTCCATCTGGTTTCCTTTCGTTTCTGTTGAGATGTTTATCAGTGATTCGTCTGGTAAAGTCAAGCAGAACTTCTGCTGTAGCTACAACTAGTTAGCGATGATTCAGGTCGGGGTCAGTCCCAAAATTTCCACTGTGGGGGTGTGGCCCTTGATTTCCACTGTGGGGGTCAGACGAACAATTTCCACTGTGGGGGGTCGAATCTGGGTGGTTTGGTGCTGCACCGCAGAAAATGCTGCAATGCGGCGTTAGCGATAACATTCTCATATTCACATATGTCGATCCTTGAATGTTAGCGGTATCACGACCAAGGCGATAGATATTTAGCTGTTAGCGGTAACATTCACATATTCAGTTTTGTCTATGTCAGAACGATTCTAGTTTTGATCGTTTGGTCAAAGTTTACCGTTTGGTCAAAGTTTACCGTTTGGTCAAAATTAACCGTTCAGTCAAAATTTGACTATTGAGTCAGTTTTCCCGTGGCCTTTCCTTTTCGGGTTTTCCTTATGACACGGCATGTCCAAAACAAGAAACCGCTTGACAGGCTTTTCAGTCAAAATCCGGTGATTCGTTCGATTCGCCTATTTTTTGTGCAATCTTTCAGCCTACCAGCCGACAAAACACATGCAGAAAATTGCATTTCTTCGCTAAGGCCCCAAAAAGGCCCCTACAGCGCCGACTCTTGTTTCGGCCACCTTACCCCATAAAACTTAGACTCGCGATTTTGGCCCTTTTCGATGGTTCTGTGCGGTTTACTGTTTACAGGCTTTCCCTTTTCGTATAACCGCGCCCGCCCGTGATTCTATTCTATCTGAAAGGTTGATTTTCTGTGCCTACACATGGGGGCTTTACAGGGCCGATAGATTCCGCCAGTCTGCGAATCATCGAACGGATGGCCGCGCCACTTGCCCCGCCCCCGGACCCGACAGACCCCCCCCCGCCCATGTGGTGACAGTTGGCAGGCACTAGCGCGCCGCAAGGTGGGAACGCGACTAGGTGGAAACATGCAAGTTTAGGCAAGCCTGTTTCGTCTTATGTCCAAGCCTTATGCGTGGCTTGCTGAGGATGGCCTAGCATGGCCGAAACATAGGGGAAAACATGGAAAGCCAATTGGAACAAGCCTATGAGGCTGCAAGCGTGCTGTTTGATGACATAACCTATTTGGAAAGCCAGCTAGACAAGCTGAACCCTGAATCGGCTGAGGCTAAGCACAAGGCTTGGACGTTAGATGTAAAGTGGCGGCTCTACTCAGAAACCCGCGACAAGATCGAGCGTCTAGAAGATAGGCAAGCTACAGAGGCTGCACAGGATCGGTGGCGTTGGCATGAGGCTAACGATACGCTCGACCTTTACTGAAACCGAAACACAAGGAATCCCGATATGACCTATCGCACAGTTGCACAGGCTGCAAAATTTATGAGCTACAACCCGACACTGTTAGCCACCTTTGGCGGCTATCGCCTTTTTGAGCATCCGACCCGTGGCGACACAGCCCCCATCTACATGACCACCCCTAACGGAACCCTTATCAACACTGGTTTCTATGATCTGGGCGACTTTGCCCATCATGACCTTGGCGACAACAACCCCGAAGGCTTGGCCCTTTGCATGGAGTTAGAGTCGGACCACATTAACGCCTATCAGGAACTGGGGGCCTAACATGGATGTTGCGCTTGTCATGCTATCAATCTGGGGCATTGCAGCCCTTGTCATATTCGCCAAATAAGGAGGGAAAACCTATGAGAGTCGCACTGTGGATCATCGCAATCTGTCATCTGGCAATGGCCTTTGACACATACGAAACCGAAGATGGCGGATTAACCGTCTTTTTTGGGAATATTGGCTATCACTGGGAAGGGAATAACTGAGATGGGAATCTATCGGAAACAGTGGGCGCTTGTCACAGATGCGTCTGAGTATACCTTGCGCCGTGTCGGATCAGATACCTACACACGGGAACAGGCGGAACGGCTGGCAAAATTGTCGGGAGGTACTTCTTAGAGCATGGCGGGCGCTATTCTTTCCTTGCCGAAAAGATCGAAAAGGACTTCCGGCACGGGC